CCCGATCGGGCTCCTAACGATACCGTTCCTTGGAGGTGAAATGTCATCAATCGTCGAAGACGTTAAAGAGGTTTTAGGAATCGATAGTCGGGGCTACAGCTTCGATACCGATATCTGTATGCATATCAACACTGCCATCTCAACTCTTCGCCAACTTGGAGCTACGGATTATCGAGAGTTTATAACCGGGTCGGTGCCTGTCTGGGAAGACGTATTCAAACCGGAGATGTCTCTATTTCTCGTTCGGAGTTACGTATACCTCCGATGTAGGTTGCTCTTTGATCCGCCATCGAACTCTTTCGTTCAAACAGCCATCGAGAAACAGATCAGCGAGCTTGAGTGGCGGATTCAGGTCCTCGCGGAAAGTGAGTCAAAATGACTTTTGATTCCGTAGACGACGTTCTGGCACATTTCGGTGTCAAGGGTATGAAGTGGGGCGTTCGAAAGAAGCGACCCAGCGTATCTAAGTCGCGCTTAACGAACCAGCATGGTGATTACAAGCACGCGCACTCCACTACACCTAACCATAAGCTCTCCAACAAAGAGCTTCAGCGTCGAGTGACACGTCTTAACCTCGAGAAGCAGTATCACGATTTGACGGCGAAGCCTCAGAGCAAGTACCGTAAGAAGCTCGGTGAAAAGTATGCCGAGAACTTCGCAAATGTAACCATGAAGATTGCGGGCGCCGCGGCTGGAGCTGCTGCTGGCTACGCTATGAAGGCTCTCCTCGACAAGGCGGTTTCTGGCGGGTTTGATGCTTCTTCTGCTGAGAAGATTTCCAACGGGTTCAACACTGTAAGAAAGTTTATGAAATGATCTACGAACGACCCGATGATTTCCTCGATCACAGCGGTGTAAAAGGTATGAAGTGGGGCGTGCGAAAGCAACGCACTCCAGGGGTTAGTAGAAAGACAGATCGAGCTGCTAGACGAGATGCTCGAGAGTTCACCCAAGCAAAGATGTACTATGGCGAGGGCGCCGGTAATCGCCGAAAGCTCATCGAGGCTAAGGTTAAGCAGCGATCTGTTGATTCCGCATATAAGAAGGCTTTCGACAACCACGTAGCTAATACCGACTGGGAAAAGCGAGCGCAACAGGCTCGAGGAAAGCGACGTCGCCAGGATGCTAAGAACTCGGTCGGCAAGACTGCTCGGGGTGTCCGAAACTTGGCAACTGGAAATACCCGCTATGTCGGGACTGCTGTTCTGGCTGGAGCACTTGCTTTTAAGGGCGGCCAGGCGGCTGGAGTTTTTCCGACTAATGCGCAGATAGCGGATAAGGCTATTAAAGCCGGCAGGTCCGGATATGAGGCCGTCGCTAAGTCTGGTGCAATGCGTCGAATGATGCGCGAGATTAACATCTACAACGGTCGTCGAAAGTTTAACAGACAGTTCGGCTGATCTTCACGAAAGAGAGTCATTATGGACGTACATTACGACGACGAGGTTCTCGCACACTACGGTAGGAAGGGTATGCGCTGGAAGATTCGTCGCAACAATCCGCCCGTTGAAGTTAGCGACGTTGTCCGGTCAAACCGACAGCCACCCGCTCTGAAAGCTAGGGCACAGAAGGATTCGATTGTCCCGAACCGACAGTCTCCCGCCCCGAAGGCTAAGGTTCAGCAGGATTCGATCGTCGCCTCTGCTCGGCGAGCCGGAAAGTCTCGAATGGCCGTCCAGCGAGACAAGATCCTCGCCAACAAGCGAAGCGAGAAGATCCTCGCAAACCTCGAGCGCCTCCGTAAGAAGGCTTAACGTCAAAATAGGAGTTTAGCGATGCTCAGCAACACCGCGACGCCGAAGTACTACGGCGAGTTTCGAGCCAAGGTGCTTAGCGGCGATATTCCGGTGTGTCGGGAGATCGCTATGGAGATGAATCGGATCGATGGGCTCATCGCTGATCCGAACATCTACTATGATGACCGAGCCGTCGAGGGTTTTGTCCGATTCGCTGAGGCAGAGATGACGTTGACCGACGGTGAGGAACTGAAACTTCTAGACAGCTTCCTTCTATGGGCCGAACAAATCTTCGGTTGGTGGTATTACGAGCAGCGGTCCGTGTATGTTCCGAATGAGAACGGTCACGGCGGTCATTTCGAGAGACAGAAAGTAAAGCTCCGACTGACGAACAAACAGTATATGATTGTTGGTCGAGGTGCTGCGAAATCTCTATACGAGACTCTTCTTCAAGCATACTTTCTGGTGATTGATACCACCACAACGCATCAGATCACCACCGCTCCCACGATGAAGCAGGCTGAAGAGGTTATGAGTGCGTTCCGAACAGCCATCGTTCGAGAACGAGGTCCTCTCTTTAAGTTTCTGACTATTGGAAGCCAGAACGCGACCTCCAACAAAGCGCTCAGGCCTAAACTCTTCCCTTCCAAGAAAGGCATCGAGAATACTCTAACTGGAAGTCTTCTCGAAGTTCGTCCAATGACGATCGACAAGCTTCAGGGACTTCGTACCAAGATTAATACGGTCGACGAGTGGTTGTCTGGCGATATCCGGGAGGATGTTGTCGGTGCCATCGAGCAGGGCGCCTCGAAGATCAAGGATTACCTTATCCTTGCCGTTTCTTCCGAAGGAACTGTTCGAAACTCTGCCGGAGACTCTATGAAGCTCGAGCTTCTCAAGATTCTCAAAGGAGAGTTCTACGATCCACATACGTCTATCTGGTACTATCGATTGGACGATATTAAGGAAGTAGCCAACCCCGAAATGTGGGTCAAGGCGCAACCTAATATCGGAATCACGGTATCCTACGAGACATATCAGCGCGACGTCGAGAGGGCGGAACACGTTCCTTCGGCTCGTAACGATATTCTGGCTAAGCGCTTCGGAATCCCGATGGAGGGTTATACGTATTTCTTCACGTACGAAGAAACGTTACCTCACCGCCGTCGAGATTTCTGGGGGCTTCCGTGTTCGATGGGCGCGGACCTTTCGCAGGGAGACGACTTCTGCGCATTCACCTTCCTGTTTCCTCTGGGTCGAGGCGAGTTCGGCGTGAAGACTCGATGTTACATCTCGAGTCTCACACTTGCTAAACTTCCAACGGCTATGAGACGGAAGTACGACGAATTTATCGAGGAGGGTTCGCTACAGGTTCTCGAATGCTCCATTCTAGACATGATGGAGGTGTACGATGATCTGGATCGTTTCATCGATGATTCTCGTTACGATGTTCGGACGTTCGGGTTCGACCCGTACAACGCGAGAGAGTTCGTAGACCGCTGGGAGAAAGAGAACGGTCCTTATGGTATCGAGAAAGTTATTCAGGGAGCCAAGACGGAGTCCGTCCCGTTAGGAGAGCTGAAGAAACTTTCCGAAGAGCGTTGTCTCTTATTCGACGAAGTTCTCATGCAGTTCACGATGGGTAATTGCATCACTCTCGAAGACACCAATGGAAACCGTAAGCTTCTCAAGAAGCGTCGTGACGCCAAGATCGACTCCGTGGCCGCGATGCTTGACGCCTTTGTGGCGTTTAAGCTTAACAAGGAGGCGTTCGAATGATTGATTACCTTTCGCACCATGGCGTCAAAGGTATGAGATGGGGTGTTCGCAAAGATAAAGATAAAGCTCATCGACAAGGAGCAATGGCGGGGTATGTTAAAGTAGCCCAACGTATTCAAGATGTCGAGAAAGTGGTCGACACTAAAAGCTCTAAAGCGGTGAAGCTAAAGGCTGGGAGTACTCTATACAGAACCCATAGGGGTAAAGAAGGCAAGAAGCTTGGCGACCATTCATACTTCAGCACTAACAATGTAGATGCTGCTCAGTATCGCGGCATCATGCCTTCGATGCGTGAGGGTGTCGGCCTAAAGAAGTATAGTAAAAAATGGGTTGAGTCTACATACAAGACCACTAAAGATCTAAAAGCTCCTTCGGCGAAAGAGTCATATGAGATCTTTAACAAGGTCATGAACGAACCCGTTATGCATGTCGGTCGAAAGAAACAAGCGATTCTCGGGAAGGAATACATCAATTCGATGTATTATCCGCAGGTTGCTACGAACGATGTGTATACTAAGTTCTTGGCTGCTCAATTTCTGAAGAACCATTTCAATGACACATACATCAATGAAGTCAAGAATCGCGGTTACAACGCCCTTCAAGACTTTAACGATGCTAAAGGCGTTAGTAAATCTCCGATTGTGGCGTTGGACCCTGATGGTTCTGTTCGGGAAGTCGGGCGTAAGGCGCTGTCTGCTTGGGACATTAACGAGTCCCAGAAGAATCTCAAAGCATTTCGATAACCAGAGGAGGGCTAAACGAATTGGCTGATACCTTCGGCACCAGGTTAGCCCATGCCTGGAACGCGTTCACGGGCCGGGAGAACCCTAAGGAATACTGGACCTCTGGACCGGTAACCACCATGCGACCGTCTTCGGTAACTAGGCGGCTTCTTCCGAACGACAAATCACTAATCAAGACGATCTATAACCAGATTGCGATTGATGTCTCTTCTGTAAACTTCCGCCATGTTCGAGTCGATCAAAATGGTAGATTTAAAGAAGAGATGCGATCTGACTTGAATGAATGTCTTAGCGTTGCTCCTAATCTCGATCAGACGATTCGACCATTCATCCAAAGTCTGGTACTTAGTCTGTTCGATGAAGGCGCAGTCGCTCTCGTTCCGGTCGACACCACGTTGAATCCTAAAGAGACCGAGTCTTTTGACATTCGTTCCCTACGGGTCGGTCGAGTGGTTGATTGGCGACCTCGCCATGTAACCGTCGAGGTATACAATGACGAAGACGGACAGAAGCATGAGATTCTCATGCCTAAGAAGTCCGTTGCGATCATCGAGAATCCTATGGCTGACGTTATGAACGGGCCTAACTCGACAATCTCGAGACTTCAGCGAAAGCTCTCGATCCTGGATTCGATCGATGAAGCCGCCGGGAAGGGCAAGTTGGATCTCATCATCCAGCTGCCCTACGTCATCAAGTCTGAAGCTCGTCAGGAGCAGGCGAAGAAGCGTCAAGCGATGATTGACGAACAGCTGAATAACTCTCCTCACGGTATCGTCTACACGGACGGAACCGAGAAGATCACTCAGCTCAATCGTCCCGCCGAGAATAATCTTCTGGACCAGATTAAGTTCCTCAACGAGGAATTGTACAATCGTCTGGGAATGCCTGCCGACGTCTTCCAAGGCAAGGCTACCGAAGAGATGATGCTCAACTATTGGAACCGATGCGTCGAACCGATAGTGGCAGCTATCGCGGATGCGATGAATCGAACGTTCTTGACTAAGACTGCTCGGACTCAGGGACAGCGGGTAATTTATCAACGAGACGTGTTCCGTAACACTACGATTACAGGTCTTGCGAACGTCGCTGACATTCTCATTCGTAACCAGGTTCTTACTGGTAATGAACTGCGTCCGGTGTTCGGGTTCCCGCAGTCGGATGAGCCTATTGCCGACCAACTCGGTAATCCCAACGTCAATCAGCTCGACTCGTATGGAGGCAACAGCTATCCAGAGTATACTGATCCGACATACTACGATGAACAGGAGGAGTAGTCAAAATGGGAGTTTCGAAGCACGACTTCGACTTTAGTGGCTACGCTACTCGAAACGACCTGCGCTGCTCTGATGGGCGAACTATCCGTTCCGACGCATTCGTCGATAACGATGGCGGAATCGTCCCGCTTGTTTGGCAGCACGGTCACGATTCGCCCGATAACGTTCTCGGACATGCTAAGCTCGAGAATCGTAAGGACGGCGTATACTGCTACGGCAAGTTTAACAAGAGCGAATACGCAGTAACCGCGAAGGAGCTTGTAGAGCACGGCGATGTGACTAGTCTGTCGATCTTCGCCAATAAGTTGACTCAGCGAGGTGGGGACGTTCTTCACGGAAACATCGTCGAGGTGAGTCTTGTTCTTTCGGGCGCCAACCCCGGGGCTCGAATCGACAACGTATCCCTTCAGCATTCGGACGGGTCCGTTGAGGAGCTTGACGAAGCTATTATCCATACAGGCCTTTCTCTGAGTCACGGAGATGAGCCAGAAGAGAATAACTCCAAGGAGAACGAAGTGGCTGATTCCGAAGAGACTGTGGCCGACGTCCTCGAGACCCTCACAGACAAGCAGAAGGATGCTGTCTATTACGTGATTGGTCAGGCACTCGAGGAGGCCGCCGATAACGACAACGACGACAGCGACAACAACGACAGCGAGGAAGACGAGGCTATGCACTCTAACATCTTCGAGAACGAGAAGACCATGACTGGCACTGACAATGAGTATGCTCTCGCTCACTCCGCGGTTGAGGATGCTCTGAATGACGCTCGGTCTCACAACCTTAGCTCCTTCAAGGATGCATTCCTTGCCCACGCCGGAACCTATGGTATCGACAACATCGATATCCTGTTCCCCGACGCCCGGGCAGTTACGGATGAGCCCACATTCATCAAGCGTCGGACGGATTGGGTTGCGAGCGTCCTTAATGGGGCTAAGCACTCTCCGTTCTCCCGAATCAAGTCCATTCACGCGGACATCACCGATGACAAGGCTCGTGCTCTTGGTTATGTCAAGGGCAATAAGAAGAAGGAGGAGGTGTTCAAGCTCCTCAAGCGAGTGACGACACCTACCACCATCTACAAGAAGCAGAAGTTCGACCGTGATGACCTTGTTGACATCACCGACCTGAACGTTATCGCCTGGGTCAAGAAGGAGATGCGTCTCATGCTTGACGAGGAGCTCGCTCGCGCGGCTCTGATCGGCGATGGTCGCGACATCTCCTCCCAGGACAAGATCAACGAGGAGAACATTCGTCCCATCTGGAAGGACGACGAGCTCTACTCGATCAAGGTTATCCTCGACAAGAAGGTTGTCGGTGAGGACCTCGTTGATGCCTTCATCAAGGCTTTCGCCGACTATGAGGGTACTGGGACGCCCACCCTTTACACGACCAAGACGATTGTCACCGACCTTCTCCTGCTCAAGGACAAGATCGGTCGTCGCCTCTACGAGACCAAGGCTTCTCTGGCCTCGGCTCTGGGCGTTGCCGACATCGTCGAGGTCCCGGTCATGAAGGGTGCCGCTCGAGACACCAAGAAGAACGGCAAGGTCGACCTTCTGGGTATCATTGTCAACATCGCCGATTACACCATCGGCGCTGACAAGGGCGGCGAGGTCAACATGTTCGACGACTTCGACATCGACTTCAACCAGTTCAAGTACCTGCTTGAGACTCGTTGCTCTGGTGCTCTGACCCAGCCGAAGACTGCCATCGTCATCGAGCGTAAGCAGACCGACACCCCGGTCGTCCCCGAGGTCTGATAGGTCAAAATGGCACGTTTCGCAGGGAGTGTGGGGTTCGTCACATACGAAGAGACGAGCCCCGGGGTCCATGAAGAGAAGATTGACGAACGCTTCTTCATCGGCGATGTACTCCGCGGGCAGCGAAACTTGCGATCTGATGAAGATAATGTGCATGGGCGCCTTAACGTAAATAATAGCATTAGCATTATTGCGGACAACAGTGCCATTCAGGACATGTTCAACATCAGGTATGTGGTTTGGATGGGGTATCGATTTGTCGTCACCAATGTCGAGATTCGGTACCCCCGTGTGATCCTCACAGTCGGAGGTATTTATAATGGGCCTTCGAACTGATCTCCAAAAACTCTTAGAGGAAACTGCGGGCAATAAAGAGGTCTATTTTCAAGCACCTCCCCGTTTGGCCGGATCAGTTCCCTACATAGTTTACGAGTTGGAGGATCGTAACACTCGCCATGCGGATAACATTCCGTATCGCCACATCAAGCGGTACTCGGTAACTGTTATATACAGAAATCCCGATGACCCGCTTCCCGACAAGATCGCGGATCTTCCAGGGTGTACTACAGACCGAATGTTCGTCGCCAACGGTCTCTACCATCAAGTTTTCAGACTCTATTACTAGGAGATAGAATGGCAGTCATCGAGTGGGACAAGATTGGAGAGCACCGGTATGAGTCCGGTGTTGACCATGGCGTCCTGTTTGTCTGGGACAAGTCTAAGAAGTCCTATGGAAAGGGCGTCGCTTGGAACGGCCTTACTAAGGTTACCGAGAAGCCTTCCGGTGCGGAGGGTAACAAGAAGTATGCGGACAACATTGCGTACCTGAACATGGTCTCCGCAGAGGAGTTCGCCGCCACCATTGAGGCGTACACCTACCCGGACGAGTTCCTCGCCTGTGACGGTGTCTCCACGCCCAAGAAGGGCCTTCAGGTCGGACAGCAGGAGCGCGCGTCTTTCGCCATGTCTTACCGCACCAAGGTTGGTAATGACACCGATGGTCAGGACGCGGACTACAAGATCCACCTGGTCTACGGGCTTCTCGCCGCTCCCTCCGAGAAGGGCTACGAGTCTATTAACGACTCTCCCGAGCCCATCGCGTTCTCGTGGGAGGCCAAGTCGACCCCGGTTCCCCTTGCTGGGTTCAACCCGGTCTCGTCCATCACGCTGCTCGCGTCTGAGTTCCAGGCAGCGGATCTCAAGAAGATCACCGACAAGATCTACGGAACCGCTTCCGAGGACTCGAAGCTCCTCCTCCCCGATGAGGTCTTCGCGACCCTCGGTATCACCGGCCAGGTCGGTCCGTGATCTAGATTAGGATAGTCCCGTGCTTACGTTAACAATTGATTCTATCGAATTCTACAACGAAGAGACTGAAACTTTTGAGTATCGTGGGGGCGGGACTATCCACCTCGAGCATAGCTTGTTGTCTATGTCAAAATGGGAGTCTGAGTGGAAACGAGCGTTTCTACACTACCCTCCAGAAACCATGGACGAAGTTATCTACTACATCCGGTGCATGTCTCTTGATGGAGAAATTTCCGACGACCTGATTTTAGGTTTGACACCTAAACACATAGAACAGGTCTTCTCCTACATGACGGATCCGAGAACTGCTTCGACGATTAAGACTCGTCCGGGTAAAGAAAAAGAGAGCCCCGAATTAACCACCACAGAGTTAATCTACTATTGGCTTGTCGCTCTCGATATTCCCTTCTCGTGCGAGACTTGGAACATAAATCGTTTGCTGATGCTTATCCGCATCAATAACATCAAGAACGAACAAGCCAATCCTAACGCGCCGAAGCGCCCCACAGACGAAATTTCTAGAGACTATCGTGCCGAGAACGAACGTCGCCGAGCGATGTATGGAACGAAAGGATAGAGTATGAGTTCCGCAGAAGAGTACCCTGAGGAGGCTTTCGCGCCTCAGGTCCATATCGGTACCGATCCCATGGAGGATGCCGGTATTCATGTCTCTCAGACTACGGAGGTAATGCGGTGAGTGTCGCACAGCAGGTTCTAGCTCGAGCAGCTGCAAGGATTGGCTATTACGCTCCCGACGACCCGGAGCCCGGCTCTGAGGCCGGTCGCTATTGGGCCAACAAGACCGGGCAGCAGTGGTTTGCCGGACCTTCCGACAGCATCTGGTGGTGTATGCTGTTTGTTTCTATGTGCTTGGACGAGTGCGGCCAGATCGATGCGATTGGTGGATTCTCCTTCAACACAGACTACACCGTCAACAAGGTCCGCCAGCATCCTGACGCTTACTTCGTGTCAGTTTACGACGCGCAGCCCGGAGACATCCTCATCTTCAACTGGGACGGTGGTGGTACTGACCACGTCGGGTTCGTCGAGAAGAACCTCGGCGGCGGTACGCTCCAGACCATTGAGGGTAACACGTCGTCTGGTAGCTACGGTTCTCAGTCTGCCGGTAACGGTGTTTGGCGCCGAGTTCGGAGCGAGTCGATCGCATACG